TGTTCCCAGGCTTCGCCCGCCTCAAGAATAGCGATGCGCGCCGCGTCGGTTGGCGCCTTCAGCGCCGCCATGGCGACTTCCATGCGTTTGATTTCAATCGGGGTCTTGCCGATCTTGGCGGTTTCCATCGCGAGATTGGCGGCAAACTGCTGGGCTGCTTGCAGCGCGCGTTCGGCTTCACTTTCCTCGCGGCTGTTTCGGCCACTTGCCGTTCGGCCCGTCCGGTCGGAGCGATCAGCCCGGATTCCGGCAGCGTCAGCGGCTAGCCGCTCGCGGGCAGCTTTCAGGCTGTTCTCCCGCCACTGGGCCGAGAAGGCGTCCATCATGCCCATGGCATCGCCAAAGGCCGAGGTGAACTCGTCCCGGACCTGAGCGCCCATCCGCGCTGTCGATCCAGCAAAGCTGTTTTCCATGCGCGATAGCGCAACACTCTCGATCTGGCCTATGGTCGCGAGGCCCACCCGGTCGAGCACCGGATTAACCCAGCTTGCCAGCCAGTTGAGCGCGGCAATCGCCTTGTTGGCGAGATATTCGATGCCAGCGATAGCGAGATTGGCAGCGCCAACGGCTGCTTCACCGATCACGCCCGGCAGCGATGACCAGATAATCCGGATCGCGTTGAACCCGCCAACCCAGCCAGCATAGAGGACCGCGACAGCATATTTGCCGGCTTGGAGGATCGCTTCAAAGGCGACGACCGCCCAATCTTTTAGGGTGGAAAACACCGGACCAAGGTTCAGACCTTCGCTAACCGTCCGCCAGAGACCGCGCATGACGTCACCAGCGGTGATCCCGACCGGGCCCAGCTTCTCCATTTCCTTCGCGGTGAGGCCAAGGCTTGCGGCATATTTGTCGAGTTCACCCGACTGTTTGACGCTGGACTGGAACATCTTGAACGCGCCGAAGGCGAGCGCCGCCGCTGCGGCAGCCGCGAGCAAATACGGATTGGTGAGCGCGACCGCTGCCGCACTGGCGGCAAGTCCCAACACCGCCCGCGCCATCCCGCCGATACCGACACCTGCCTGCATGGCGATCTGGCCGATCTGGCTGCCCTGCTGCATGAAAACCGTCATCGGCTTTTGGCCTGAGAACAAGCTCACCACCACATCGTTGAGCTGATAAGCGAGATTTTGCATCTGATGGCCGGCGAGCTTTGCCGAACCGCCCATGCGGGTCATGCCGCGCGAACCGACGGCTTCGATGGCCCGGTCCGCCTGGGCTGACGAAGCCACCACATCGCCCATTGCGCCTGCCACCGACCGCTTGATGTCAGCCATCTCCTTTTGGAGACGGGCGACGTTGGTGATCATCTCAATCTCGAGGGTGCCAGCCTTCATTTTGCGCGCTCCTTCGACATCATCAGCGCCCGGAAGGCGTTGGTTACTTTCCGGGAGACTTCATCACGGTTTAGACTGGTGGTGGCAGCCCAGGGCGGCGGGCAATCAGGTTCGCGGGCACGGACGGTCTCGGCGACGAACTCGGCCGACAATCGGCGCAAGAGGCGGGCAATCCACGGCTGCAGATCGTGCCCCATGCACTGCTGCCAGTGGCCTATAGAGCTCCACGAGATGGGTACTGCGCCCATGGCACCGGAATCGGTTGGGCCCACTTCCATCAGCCAGTCGATCACCCATGGGGTGCGGATCGGCGGGAAGTCGGGGGCAAAATCATCGATGGCCATGCGCTGCAGACGGGTCAGCGGTTCGCTGTCTGGCTCGGGCTTTGGGTGCTTACCCGATCTTGGCTTTGGCGCTGTGCCCAGCCAAGCCAGTTGCCGGACGTAGAGGCTCAGCTCTCTGCCGAGCTCTTCGTAAAATTTGCCCAGTCATTGATGTGGGCAGCAACCTGGGCAGCGATGAACCCGATCGAGGGATCGGCATAAGCCTTACGGAAATGGTCCTGGCCTTCCAACCCTTCTGCGGGCGGATAGGTGAAGCCATTGAAGCTGACCGTGCAGGCGGCCAGGAAGTCGGCCTGTTCGGCGAGCTTCTCCTCGGCCGACTGGTCCATCTTCCCGCGCTTCTTGATCTTGTCCATCAGCTGGTTCTGCTGGCGGGCCTGCGCGCGCTGGTAGACCTTCGAGCCCGGGCCGTAGACCGTGATCGAGAGGCGCTTGCCCTTGTCGTCGAATAGCGGGGCATCGTCGCCGCCGACCAATTCCAGGGTGGACGTATCGGTGGCGGCAAGCGTGGTGATATCAAACATGGAAATCTCCGATTATGGCGGGGTAAATTATGGGGCGAGCACTTCGACCACGCCGACACCGGCGGAATTGGTGGTGAGTTCAAGCGTCACGGTGGCAGTGGTGATCTGATCGACCGAGCCGACGTTGACCTTGAAGCTCATGACCTGCGCCTGGAAATAATACTTGTCGCCGTTCTGGGTGGTGACGAGGAAGCTGTGATCGGCATCGGAGATCGATGCGGATTTGAGCAGGATCTGGCCGGTATCATCGGTGTCGAGACCCATCTGGATGGTCATTGTGCCCTGATTGAAGCTGCCCTTTTTCTTGACGACGCCGCGGCTGCCGACAGGGTTGAAGGTCACAAGGTTGAACTCGCGGCCGAACTCGCCAAGGTCAGACACTTCGCCGACCACCGTCATGGTGAGCGCGTTGTAGCCGGTGGGATCGAAGGTCGCAGGATTGGAAGCCGACACCTTCAACGTGGTGCCGGCGGAAGTCCGAACGGTCATGGCAGTGGTTCCTTGATTGTTGGTGAGGCTCAACGCGCCTCGTTGAATGAGACGCGCAAATCTTGCGTCTGCATGTGGATGCCGGTCTCCTCGTCGAGGAAATCAGGACCGGCGGAATCGGTGTGGACGGTCACTTGCGCGATGCCGCCGATTGCGGGCATCTGGTCGGCCGCAGCAGCGCGAACCGCTGCGATGAGGGTCTTGGCTTCCGGATAAGTGCGCGCCAGCACGGTCACTTGCACGCGCTCCGTCACCCGGCGTTTGGCGCCTGGTGCCGGGATGTTCCGATCAACGCTACTTACCGACATCAGCGATATCGCGGGCAAGTCTGTACCTTGCGGCAGACTGCCAGCAGAGATCCGCGCCACAGGAACAAGGGCCGTCACCCCGGTGTCGTTCACCAGGAGGGTGCGGACCGCAATGACCCCGTTCATTCGTCGTCGATCTCGAGCTTGGGAGCTTTGAGATCACCAATCTGCACGCGGTGGGCGATATAGGCGCCCATGGCATTGACGGCTTCCTCGGCCTTCTGGTCGAGAGCGGGGCGCAGGAACGGTTTAGCCGCATGGCCCGGGTGCATGACGACGGCACCGACGAAGTTCTCGCCAATCTTCAGGCTGCCACGCTTCACCATCTTGTTGATTGTGCCGATGCTGACCTTGCGCGGGCCGCGGCGGGTTTCACGCACGGGTCGGTCAGCCTCAGAAACCGAGATCAGGTGCGGCGCGACGCCATATTCGATGAACAGGCCGAGATAGGAGCCTGGCCCGCGCAGTTTGACGTAGGAGGACAGCTTCGATCCCTCAGCCCGGGTGCCGATGCCGATCGCCCTCTTGAGCTTGCCGGTCTTAACAGGGACATTGGCCTTGGCCTGTTGCTGGATCACCTTGGCGCCAGCGCGAAGCCCGCCGCGAATGACGTTGCGTTCGAGGTTCTTGGGCAGTTCATCGAGCAGGCGCAGCAATTCCGGGCCGCCCTTCAGCCGTATGGTCATGGCGCGGCTCCTTCACTGGAGTTATCCTCGACCATTATCTCCATGGTTTCACGCCGGCCGAGTGTGGCCGGGCCGGAGATGATCTGGTGAATGCGATTATCGATGATGATCCGCATATCGGCAGCGAGACCCGCCAAATAACGGATGCGGATACGTGCAGGCCTGCGGCCGATCTGGATGCTATCGGCCAGACGCTCGGCCTTTGAGGGCAGAATGTCCTTCACCTCGGCCCAGACGCAGGCAAATTCGGCCCATGCCACTATTTCAGTGCCGTATTGCGGGTCGCGAGTGACCACCTTGCGCTCGATCCGGATGCGGGTGTCGAGCTTCGAGGCTAGATCCAGCGGCATTTGAGTTGCCCCACGAGGCTATCGAAGGCGAGACAGGCCGCGCCTTCACGGTTTTCAAACATAGTGGCGACTTTGACGAGGATTGCGGCTCTGGCGATCTGGAGATCGGGGGCCCTGTCGGCAAATCCGGCCGACAGGGTGATCTGGATTAGACCATCTGTGCCCAGTTCTGGCCAGGATTTGGCAGACACCGGACGAATGCGGGTAAATCCGTTGCGCCGCCGCGCGACATAATCACTCTCCGGCAGGGTGGTCGTGCTGCCGTTCACCGCAGTGTAGCGGATCTCGGCCACCATGCAGGGGCGAACCGGCACGGTGATTTCGTCTTCCCAGCCTTCCAGCTGCAATTCGAGGGCCTGTTCGCACAGCCTGAGCCCGGTTTGCAGTTCGAGTTCAGCCTGGGCAGCATCGAGCTTGGCGCCCAGCAGCAAATCCTCGTCTCGGCCATCGAGCCGCAATTGTTGGCGCGCTTCTTCGAGTGTCACGGCCCGGTCTTGCGGCGGTGCGATGACAACGATCTCGGACATTAGTCAGCCTTTGTACGGTGCGTTGAACCGGTCTTGCGGGTGACCGCAGGTGCGGGCGCGTTCTCGGCCACCTCGGCCGCCAGGCCGCGCTCGATGAGCAGCTTTCCAAAATAGTCATCGAGCTCGAAGGTCTGGCCAGTCAGCAGGTTGCCTGAACTGACCGAGCTGATGTGCAGGGTATCAAGGGCTTTAAGGATCATGGGTCGTTCCTTCCCGTGAACGACAGGGGCCAGAAT